TTCCCCCCGGCGGTACGGCGCCGAGCACGACCAGCGACCACCCACCCGACTGCCGAGCAGAAAGGGGACCGCCGTGAAGAAGCCCACCGCCCTCCAGGCCGTCATCTACGCCTCCACCATCGGCGTGGCCGCCCGCCTCGCGCACCAGCTCGCCACCCATGACGTCAGCGTCTACGCCATCACCTCCACCGTGCTCGCCGTCCTGTCGACCGGCCTGTTCCTTGAGTCCCGGCTGTCCAACGCAGGCCGCACGACCCACTACACGTGCCCGGCCAAGGGCTGCCAGGTGGCTATCACCGCCCGCGCCACCAGCCCGGCCGAGTCGGAGCGCCTCCAGACGATCGCCACCGACCACAGCAAGCACGGGAGTTCCTGATGACCGGCCTCGAGTTCCGCGAGACGCACGGCGACCCCGCCAGCTGGGACGACAGCGAGTACGAGGCGTACTTCGCCATCACCACCCCGGCCCCGCCCGCGCCCACCGACAACCACCAGCTCGCCGCCTGACCCCGGAAGGACCCCCATTCCCGTGACCGAGACCCTTGAGGCCATCCGCTACACCGCCGACGTCGTGTGCATCCGAGACAAACACGTCCTCACCATCGAACGAGGATGGCCGCCCCACCAGGGAAGGCTCGCCCTCCCCGGCGGACACGTTGACCCCGGCGAGACCTCCCTCACGGCCGCCGCACGCGAACTCCTCGAGGAGACCGGCGTCCACGTCGACACCCGCGACCTGGTCCTGGTGGGCGTCTACGACCAGCCCGACCGCGACCCCCGCGGCCGGTACGTGACCGCCGCCTACATGGTCACCGTCCCCAAGCACACCACCGCCCGCGCCGGACACGACGCCGCCGCCGTCCGCTGGGTGCCCATGAACGACCCGGGCATCGGGCTCGCATTCGACCACGACCGGATCGTCGCCGACGCCCTGGAACAGCTCGCCACCAGCGGCCAGCCGACCGGCATCACCCTCCGCCGGTCCGCCATCCGCCACAGCGCCTGACCCAACCCGCCATCCCGCACCGCATCCGGAAAGGACACCGATCCCGATGACCGCCACCCCGGCCGGCCACGAGCCGAACCGCCCCACCGTGGACGGCCCCCTCGCGCCCACCGCGCCGGGGACCACCCACGACACCCCCACCCCCCGCCTGACCCTCACCCGCCCCCAGAAGCTCCTCATCGGCTTCGTCATCTTCGGCGCCGTCGCCATCGCCGCGATCGGCTTCATCGGCTCCTACACCGCCGTCACTCAACTCGCCTACGCCAAGGGCTTCGGCGCCTTCTCCCGCGTCTTCACCCTCGGCATCGACCTTGGTATCGGCGTCTTCCTCGCCCTCGACCTCCTCCTCACCTGGCTCCGCATGCCCTACCCGGCCCTCCGCTACGGGGCTTGGCTGCTGACCGCCGCGACCATCGCCTTCAACGCGGTCGTCTCCTGGCCCGACCCGGTCGGCGTCGGCATGCACGCCGTCATCCCCATCCTCTTCGTCGTCTCCGTCGAGGCTGCCCGGCACGCGATCGGCCGCATGGCCGACATCACCGCCGACCGGTTCATGGAGGGCCCGCCGGCCTCCCGCTGGTTCCTGAACCCCATCGCCACGTTCATCTTGTGGCGCCGCCAGCGCCTGTGGGCGATCCGGAAGTGGGACACCGTCCTCGAGTTGGAGCGGGAGCGCCGGATCTACTGCGGGAAGCTCCGCAAGGAGCACGGCCGCTTCTGGCGCCGCAAGGCGCGCGCCGAGCAGATCCTCGTTCTCCGTCTCGCGAAGGACGGCATGAGCATCCAGAAGGCGATCGACCTTCCCAAGGAGGAGGAGCGGAAGCAGGCCGAAGCCGAAGCGAACCGGGAAGCCGAAGCGCGGGCGAAGGCCGAAGCCGAAGCCGAAGCGAAGCACCAGGCCGAACTCCGAAGGGCCGAAGCCGAAGCGAAGCGCCGAGCCGAAATCGCCGAAGCCGAAGCGGCCGAAGCCCGGGCCCGGGCCGAAGCCGAAGCGGCAGAAGCCGAAGCGAAGTACCGGTCCGAAGCAGCGGCCGAGGCCGCCCGACTCGAAGTCGAAGCGAAGCGAAGGGCCGACATCGAAGCGGCCCGGATCCTCGAAGCCGAAACCGAAGCGAAGCTCGCCGCCATCGCCCGCGATCAGCAGCGTGCCGAAGCCGAAGCCGAACTGAACCGCCAGCGACAGGCCGCTGAGCAGGTACGGCTCCAGGCCGAAGCGGCGCGCCTCGCCCGCGAGCAGGCGGCAGCCGAAGCTGAACTCCGCCGGCAGGAGCAGGCCCGCCAGCGCGCCCAGCGCATCGCATCCGAAGTGGCCTCGACTTCGGCCACTTCGACTTCGGGCGGCCGGACCACGACCCGAACCACTTCGGGTTCGGATCCCGTTTCGGCTTCGGTTCCGCGCAGCATCGCCCCCCAGCGCGGCAAGCGACAGTCCGAAATCGAAGCGCTCCTCGTCCGCATGGTCGAAGCCGGAGACCCGAAGTGCGTGTCCCTCGAGGACGTCATGCGCGACTTCGACCTGAAGCAGACCACCGCCTACGACCGGCTCTCCACCGCCCAGCAGCTGTACGCCGACGCCCAGACCGACGCCCAGACCGCCTGAGGACCCGAAGTGAAGCAGACCCGCATCCAGCAGCAGCCGCAGGCCGCCCCCCGGCCTGTGGTGCCGCTGCGTGTCCCCCCGCCGGTCGACCTCTGGCCCGTCACCGCGCCGCCGAACCTCCTGGACCCGCCGACGTGGGGCCAGCGCCTGATGCCTCGCGCGGTCCGTGAGGTCATGGCCGGCCTCGGCTGGTGGCAGGACCCCACCCCCCAGCCGCAGGGCCCCGCCCGTAAGACCGAGGAAAGGAAGTGCAGGAGGTGAGCGCAGAGACGATTCCCTCGTTCACGCTCGACCCGTCCACGCCACCGTCCGGTGTCACGGACAGTGAGAATGACCTCGGCGGGGCGGGGCGGGGCGGGGGCGAAAACGGCTCAGGAGGCCCCCTCGTCGTGGTTCAGCAGGGCCGTACGCCCGCCCCGCCCCGCCCCGCCCCGAGGACGTCTCAGGCCAAGAGTGACAATTCATTGCGAAACGGGTACGCGGCGATCTCACACAGCGTGAGCGGTGAGACGGCCGCGGTAGGCCTCGGATTCCTCCTCGGCGGCCCGATCGGCGCCATCGTCGGGGGGACCATCGCACCCGTCGCGCTGGCCGCGCTGATGTGGCGTAGCAGGGAAGCCGAGCACGACGCGAACAGCAACACGTCGGGCAACGGGAACCGCGCATCCGACCGCTCAGGACCCACGTCCGTCGGGCCCAACGGGGGCACAGGCCGCGGCCGTGGGCCGGGCGCTAGTGATGGCGCTGACCGGGGCAACGGGCCGGGCTCCGGCGGGCGGCGCCCCAAGAACCCGAACGGCCCGGCCGGGGACGGCACCGGCGGCGGGAGCCATCGGAAGCCGAAGACGAAGGACCCGATCCTCGACAAGCTGTCCAAGGGCCTCGACAAGCTGAAGCCGAACAAGGGCGGCAACAACCTGGCTGGCCCCAAGAACAAGGCCGGCCGCGGCGGCAAGGGCGACAAGGCTGGCAACGGCCCGTCAGGCCCGAACTCCGGAGGCGGCGCTGGCGGGTCCAAGACGCCGAAGGACAGCAACGGCAAGAGCCGCAGGTGGCCGAAGGACCGGGGCCCACAGACGGACAGCCCCAAGCCGTGGGACGGACGCGGCAAGAAGCCGAAGAAGGACAAGCCGCAGAAGAACAGCGGTCGGGGCAACGGCGGCGACACCTCACCGAAGGCCGGCGACCCCGATGCCCCCCAGCTTCCCCCCTGCGGCGGGCCCGATGAGGAACGCATCGAACTCGTCCGGACGAAGCGCGAGCGCGACAAGCGGCGCCGCGCCGAGAGGGAAGGAAAGAAGGCCGCCGAACGCGCGGCGCGGGACGGGACGCTCGGCGACCCGCACCAGGTGAAGCTCGAAGTGATCCGCGAGGCCAACAACCGCATCGATCTCGAACTCCACTACGAGAACGAACGGCTCGCCCTGACTGCTGCGGCAGAGAAACCCAGGAGTACCCCCGTGAACTACCCCGCGATCCAGGCCGCCCCCGCCGGCACCCGCACCGCCGGTGCCGCCCTCGCCCGCCAGGTCGACTTCCGCGGCTCGACCGCGTACGCGATCCTCCGCGCGATGGCCGACCAACTCGCCCACGGCCTGCACAACGACGACGACGCCGACATGGCCGACCACATCGTCGAGCTCACCGGCATCCCGAACATGTGCAAGAACCTGTCGGTCGCCGTGCAGGAAGCAGGCCGTGCGCTCGCCCGCACAGCACCCCTACACCCTTCGGTGATCAAGCACCTGAACAACGCGGCCGTCGCCGCCCGCAGCGCAGGCATGATGGCCGACAACATCATGATCGTGTTCGTGCAGGCGCACCGCGAGGACATCACCCCCGCCCTCGACCCCCGCATCGGCGAGGAACGCTGGAACCTCCGCAACGGCCCCGGAACCCTCGACGCCGCCAAGCTCCGCGCCGCGATCGCCTCCGCCCACTCCGCACGCCTTGCCCTGCCCGCCGGAAACCAGACCAGCAGCCCCAGCGGCGGCAGCAAGCTCGTCCCGGCCTCCGACGGCAGCACCAAGAAACTCATCAACCTGATGAAGGGCTTCACCCGCGGCCACATGGTCGTCGTCCTGTCCGAAGTCGCCGGCGCGGCCGCAGGCGTCGACGTCGTCGCCGACTCCGTCACCAAGCTGTACCACCGCATGGCCAAGACCTGGCCCACCGAAGGAATCGTCGACGACACGGTCCGCGCGACCGCCGCGAAAGTCCACACCGTCTCCGACGAACTGAAGAAGGCCATCAAGGCAGCCCAGCGCGCCCACCAGCGCGAACTCAAGCTGAACGCCAAGCCCCGCAAGGGCGCACGAGCAGAGAAGAAGTGGGACGTCGCCGGCCGACGCCCCTCGAGCTGACCGAAGGGAGACCAACCGTGTCCACGGAAGCAACCGACCTGTACACCACCCCGTTCGACAAGCCGAAGCGCTGGGACTTCTCACGAGACGCCGTCACCCCCGGCCGGCTCGTCGCGTGGGGCAGCGAACTCGGTGTCGCCGCCGCCCTCGTCGCCCCCCTCGCCGACATCCCCTGGCAGGCAGGCGCCGCAGCGGGGGTGCTGTGCACCGGGGCGGCCGCCATGTACGAGCGCGCCCGCGGCTCCTGGCGCCGCGTCGTCGTCGCCCGCACCACATCCTGGCTCACCATGACCGGATGGCTGTCGTACGCGCTCGCCGAAGGCCCCACCCTGCTCACGATGGCGTTCGGCGGAGCCATCTGGGCGACCGGCGCCGCCGTCAACATCGGCATGGACCGATGGGGCGAGCAGACCCGCGAGGCCGAGAAGGAACTGGACCGCCGCCTGGAGCAGGGCGAGCAGATCAAGCAGGCCCAGGACGGGTGGGCGCGACTCCTCGAGAACATCTGCGGCATCGAGGGCGCCGTTGCCGACCCGCTCATCGACCGCTGGGCCAGCGGCGCCGGCTACACCGTCAAGGTCACCCTTCCCGCGCACATGAACGTCGACGCGCTCCGCGGCTACGAGGCCGCCCTCGCCGGCGCCATGCACCTCCCCAAGGGAGGCGGCATCAGCTTCAACGCCGGCGGTCCCGACACCCCCCGCAACGTCGTCTTCATCGCCGTCACCGAGAAGAACATGATGTCGGGCGCCATCCCCTACCCGAGCCTGACACCGACCACGATCAACAAGCCGGTCGGCTTCGGCCTCATCGGCACCGGCCAAGAGGCCGGCCTGAACCTGAAGGACGAAGGGTTCATCGCGATCGGCGCCCAGGGCTCCGGCAAGACCGCCCTGATGAAGACCCTCGGCCTCGGCCTGGTCCGCTGCGTCGACGCCCTCGTCTGGGACCTCGACACCTCAGCCAAGATGAGCGCGGTGTTCGTCAACCCGTGGCTCCGGCACGGCATCGGCGTCCCCCTCATCGACTGGCCCGCCACCAACGACGACGAATGCCGCCTCGTCGTCCAGGCCGCCCGCCAGGCCATCGCCGCCCGGAAAACCGAGTACGCCGACCTCCTCGAAGACGAGGACCTCGACAACCTGCCCGCCCGCCCCGACATCCCCGCCATCCACATCCGCGTCGACGAGACCAAGTCCATGCCCGACGACGTCCTCGAAGGCATCGACTTCATCATCGAAGAAGGCCGCTCCGTCAACGTCCGCGTCTCCAACACCGGCCTGCGCGCCACCCGCGACTACATCACCGCCGCGATGGACGAACTCACCCCCGGCCGCATCGGACTGCGCACCAACAACGCCAGCGAACTCGACATGCTCTACCCCGGCCACGGCGCCCCCGACATGGCCATCTTCACCGACCCCGGAACCGTCGTGTACATGTCCGCCACCAAGGGCCCCTACCAGCCCACGCCCGCCAAGTCGTACGCCACGATGCCCGAGGCGTTCCCCGAGGACTCCGACGACCACGCAAGGATGTCGTCGCTGTTCATGGACGCCGCACGGCAACTCTCCGACATCCGACCCCAGTGCGACCCCATCACCGCGAAAGCGATGGGCCTCGCCTACTCCCAGCGCTGGGCCAGGATCATCCCCAACCTCCGCGGCGACACCCACGGCAACGTCACCCCGGACCGCATGCACGAATCGGTGTGGGAGCTGTACCAGTCGTGGCAGACACCCGCCCCCTACGACCTGCTGCTCGGCCGACTCACCGACGACGAAGGACACACGATCACCGCTCCATCGTCCGGAGCCGCGGCCGAGATCCCCCGCCTCACGGAGACCATCCTCGAGGAAGACGAACTCGACCGGCTGGCCGCGCAGGAAGCGGCGATCGAACTCGCTAAGACGTCAGCGAAGCCGAAGTCGAACGACGACCTTGCGGTCCAGCTGTTCACCTCCATGGACCGACCCGCCAAACCGTCCGAGGTGTTCCCGCTGATGGTGAAGGCCGGCTACGACAAGTCAGACCGCACCTTCCGCGACCTGTGCGCGAAACTCGCCCTACAGGACAAGCTGCACAAGGGCGATGATGGAACCTACGCGGCAGTCGAGAGCGGTGAGGTTCCCCATGCAGCCGGACGAGTTCCCGGACCTGAAGATGACGCCCATGGACGAGGCGATGCTCCACATGAGTGAGCTGATCTCCGGCCTGAAGAAGGCCGGACTCAGCGAGAACTCCGCTGTGCGCTTCGCCGCCATCTACTTCGCCGAGCAGTCCGGCAGCGTCGACGACTCGGACGAATGATCAAAACCTGCGACCACGAAGCCCCCGGGTCGTACCCGGGGGCTTTCCTTATCCGCCCTCCACGACCACCGCCCCGAGGAAGACCATGACCGCCCTCCTGCCTAACCCCCAGCAGCCCCAGGCCACCACGGCCGGACAGCCCGCCATCGCCCCCGCCGCCCGAGCCTTCCTGACCGAAGTCGAGGAAGCCCTCGCGGCGGCCCACACACCCACCGCGACGTCCTTCCGCGACCCCACCCCGGTCCCCGCCATCGGCACCGCCCCGCCCGTACCCCAGCCCGGACGGCCCGCCATGAGCCAGTCAGCCGTCAACGCCAGCACCCTCATGCTGTCCGCCGGCGTCGCATCCCTCCCCGTCGGCGCCGCCACCGCGCTCGTCCTGTGGGCATCCGGCCACGCCAACCCCGAAGTCATCGCCTGGGCCTGCGCCGTCCCCGTCTCCGTCGCCGTCCCCGTCCTCGCACTCTCCCGCCTCGTCAAGCGCGCCAAGGACGCCGTCGCAGCCGCGCCCGCCGAGCAGCACCACCACTACAACGGGCCCGTCACCCAGGACCACCGCACCTACACCAGCGAGACCCGCGGCGTGTGGGCCAGCACCCGCAACCAGCTCCCCAAGTGACCGGGCGTGTGCCAGGGGAACACGGCCCAGACAGACCCCCGCCCGTACGGCACCATCGATCCCGTCGGCCCGCACTCGGTCCTTCAGTTAAGCGTCCCCGCGCCCAACTGTTGCGATGTGGGCGGGCCGACACACGATCTGCTCGGACTCCCCCCTCCCGAGCCCGAGCGTCGCGGTCCCGGACACCACCCAATCCCCCGGGTAGGTGTCCGGGACCGCGCCATACCCGCCCCCAACCCGGCGCCGGGGGAACCCAACCCCGAACATCAGCGATCATCAGTCACAAGGCGCGGGGCCCCAACAACCACACAGCGGGAGCCCCCACCGCCATGGCCCACAACAAAGCGAAACAGGCATCCGTCGCCGACCGGCGCCGCCAGATGCTCATCATGAAGATCCAGGGCAGCACCGCGGCCCAGATCGCCGAGCACTTCGACATGTCGCCAGCCACCGCCCGATCCGACCTGTCCCGCGCCATCAAGAAGGCCCGCGACCTCGAGGTCCAGGAAGCCGAGCTGTACCGGTACATCCAGGGCGCCCGCCTCGAGGAGCTCCTCCGCGCGGTGATGCCGGCCGCCACACGGGCCGAGGACCCCGACCTGAAGGCCAGCGAGCAGGCCCGCAAGCTGATCGTCGACATCACCGACTTGTTCGGCCTGAAGGTGCCCGTACGAACCGAGATCAGCGGCCCGGACGGCGGCGCCATCCCCTTCTCCAGCGGCGAGGCCGCCGAGATCATGGCCCTCATCGACATCTCCGACCGGGAGAACGCCGAGATACCCGCCATCGACCCGGACGCCGACTTCGACGACGAAGACGACGAGGGCACGGGAGTCGACGACCAGGACGACGATGGCGACGGCGACTGACCGGCAGCAGGCGCTGGAGGCCAAGTACCGGGCACTGCCGCCCGAGCAGCGCCGCAGGGTCATCGCCCGCGCGCGGCCGGAGACCCGCCGCAAGCTCGCCCGCGTCGAGCGCGAGATGGCCATGGACCGCTCACCCGGCGCGCTCGCCGCAGTCCTCACCGAAGGACGGGAGAAGCAGGCACCCCACCTCGACATGATCGACAGCGCGTTCCGGCGGATCGCGGCCGGCGAACGCCTCCAAGTCATGCTCACCTGCCCGCCAAGGCACGGCAAAAGCCAGCGAGCATCCCGTTGGGGCCCCCTCTGGTACCTGCGCCGCCACCCCGAACACCGCGTCATGATCGCGTCCTACGGCGCCGACCTCGCCGACGACCACGGCCGCTGGGTACGCGACCAGCTCAAGGAGTACTCCGGAGTCCTCGGCATCAAGCTCCACCCCGCCTCACACGCCGCGAACAGGTTCGACCTCGAGCAGAAACGCGGCTCCTCCGTCCGCGGCGGCATGGTCACGGCCGGTGTCGGCGGAGGCCTCACCGGCAAGGGCTTCAACCTCGGCATCGTCGACGACCCCTTCAAGGGCCACGACGACGCGGCCAGCCCCGCCCAGCGCGAACGCGTCTGGGAGTGGTACCGGTCAGTGTTCTTCACCCGCCGCGCCCCCCGCGCCAGCATCATCCTCATCAACACCCGCTGGCACGAGGACGACCTGTCCGGCCGACTCCTCGCTCACGAACCACACCGCTGGCTCCAGATCGACCTGCCCGCCCTCGCCGACAGCACAGAAGACCCACTCCACCGACCCATCGGCACCCCCCTATGGCCCGAGGAGTACGGCGCTGAGGAACTCGCCGACATCCGCGAGTCCGTCGGCGAACGCGTCTGGTACGCCCTCTACCAGCAAAAGCCCCGACCCCTCGAGGGCGGCGTCTGGAAGTGGGCGTGGATCACCGGTAACCGCATCAGGCCCGAAGCATGGGCCGGGGTTACTCCCACACGGATCGTCGTGGCCGTCGACCACGCCGGTGGTGACACCCTCCGCAACGACGAAGTCGGCCTCGTCTGCGCCGCCCGCGACACCGACGGCGACCTGTACATCCTCGACGACGCCTCCCGCACCATGGGCGCCGACACATGGGGCACCGAAGCGTGCCGCCTCGCCATCCAACGCCAAGCCGACGCGATCATCGTCGAGAACAACTTCGGCGGCGACATGGCCCGTCAGATCGTCACCCAGGCCTGGCAGGAACTCGCCCGCCAGGGCGACACCAACGGCCTGCTCATGCCATCGATCATCGAAGTCCACGCCAAGCAGGGCAAACGCCTGAGGGCAGAGCCCATCGCGCAGCTGTACAAGCAGGGCAAGATCCACCACGTCGGCGAGCACGTCGAACTCGAAGGTCAGATGGTCACCTGGCTGCCCGGCATGGACTCCCCAGACCGCATGGACGCCGCCGTGCACGCACTCACCCAGCTCGCCGACCCCGCCAGCCACGGCCTCGGCACCCACCAGTACAGCGACAACCGGCTCCGCGGCCGCCGATAGCCAGGGGAAGCCCCCCAGCCCACTCCCGTACGCTGATCACAGGCGCGGGGCCTCGATCAGCGGGAAGGACTGCTGTGGGCCTCTTCGCCAGCGCCAAGGACACCGTCATCGACGCCTGGTCCTGGCTGAACTACAAGCCCCTGTACTCCGACACCCTCGGCATGCCCAACCGCCGGGCGTTCCCCGAAGCCCACGCCACCTGGGTCCCGGCCGCCGATGAACGCCGCCTGTCCGCGTACAAGCTCCTCACGGCGTACGACAACAACCAGGTCGCCGAGCTGTCCGCGTTCCTCGACGGCGACAGCGCCCGCGAGCGCCGCGAGTTCGGCGACCCCAGCATGTTCGTCGACACCATCACCTCCCACGTCCTCGGCGATGAGCAGACCATCACCGTGCCCGGCGCCGAGCAGGCAACCGACGCAGCCTCCTCCGACGCCGCGACCGCCGAGCGCGTCCAGACTCTGCTGCGGGAGTGGGCCGACGAGGAACTCCTCCCCATGCGGCTCCTCCAGGCCGAACGCAAGGCCGTCGGTCTCGGCGACGGCGTCATCCTGCTGCACTGGGACGCCGACAAGCAGCGCGTCCGCGTGACACCGTACGACCCCGGCCTCTACTTCCCCGTCCTCGACGAAGACTCCGACGGATCCGACTTCCCCGACCGCGTGCACTTCGCGTGGGAACTCCCCGAGGACAAGAAGCGCCGCCTGCCCGCACGGCTGCGGCGCATCACCTACCACCTGGACTGGATCCGCCCCCAGACCGCCAACGGCGTCGACCGCACCGGCCGGCCCGTCCGCGCCACCGTCATGTCCGAACCCACCGACGAGACGCCGGAGCAGCCGCTCCTCGGCCGCGGCGACCTCCTCGACACCGGCGGCGCCATCACCCGCATGTACCCGTGGAGCGAGCAGCCCTCCTACAAGACCGTCTACCTGACTGACGCGATCTGGGAGCTGGGCGACCTCAAGGGACCGGTCGACGTCGACGACCTGCCGATGGACAAGGCCCGCTTTGCCACCAACGGCCAGGGCGAAGTCCTCGACCACCTCGACATTCTGATCGACTGCCTGCCGGTCATCCACATGGCCAGCACTGTCCCCGCGGGCGGCGAAGGCGTAGACCCCAACAGCCTAACCAAGGTGCTCCAGATGTTCAGAACGCGAGAGGACACGTCAGAACGCCAGTCACTTCATCGAAAAACGTATGCCGTCTTCTCCCTGAAAAA